CCTCGGTGGGACCTCGTTTCTAACGATGCTTACGGGCGCAGCCCTGCTATGGATGCGCTGGGGGATGTGAAGCAGCTGCAGCAGGAGCAGAAGCGGAAGGCCCAGGCGCTCGACAAGCTTGTCAATCCGCCCCTGCTGGCGGATGTGCAGCTGAAGAACCAGCCGGCGAGCTTGCTCCCGGGCGCGATCACCTACGTCTCGGGCACGTCTCAGATCGGCATGAAGCCGGTCTTCACCGTGAACCCACCGGTCCAGGAGATCATGCTGGACATCGAAAAGGTCCAGGAGCGGATCAAGACAATCTTCTTCAACGACCTGTTCATGATGATCAGCCAGCTCCAGACGGTGCGCACTGCGACTGAGATCGATGCCCGGCGGGAAGAGAAGCTGGTGATGCTCGGGCCGGTGTTGGAGAGGTTCCAGAATGAAGCACTCGATCCCGCGGTGGACCGCACGTTCAACATCATGCGTCGTGCTGGTCTCCTCCCGCCCGCACCTGCTGAGATTCAGGGTCAGCACGTTGACATCGAGTATGTGTCAATGCTGGCCGAAGCGCAGCGGGCTGTGGGCACTTCGGCGCTTGAGCGACTGGCCGCGCAGGCAGGCAATCTCGCGGCAGTTGATCCAACGGTGCTTGACAAGATTGACTTCGATCAGTTCATCTCAGTCTACGGGAACCTACTCTCGATCGATCCGAGGGTGATCCGGGATGATGAGGCTGTGGCCCAGCTTCGTCAGGCACGGCAGCAGGCGCAGGACCAGCAGAACATGCTGGCCATGACCGACCCGGCCGTGAAGGGCGCGCAGGTCCTGTCCAAGACTGACGTGGGCGGCGGGCAGAACGCCCTCCAGGCCATGATGGGCATGGGAGGGGTGCAGTGACAACCAACCGAGATCGGGCCGCGAAGCTCCGCCAGCGTGGGCTGGACGAGACCCTTCGGCTGGTGATGAGTCAGCCGAACGGCCGGGCTTGGGTTTGGGACCAGCTGGTCCGGACATCGGTGTTCGCGAGTTGTTTTTCGACTCGGGCACTGGAAATGGCCTTCAACGAAGGCAAGCGCAACGTCGGCCTCCAGCTGTTGGCCGATATTATGAGGGTATGCCCCGGCCAGTATACTACAATGGCGCGGGAGAATGGAGAGAGCGATGAGCGAAGCAGCAGCACCGGGCGAGACCCCAATTCTTTCGCCGACACTGATGGAGACCCCGGCGGAGACGGAGACGCCGAAGCCTGAGGGCGATCCGGCCCCGGCGGAGGTCAAGCCGGCCGAAGGCGAAAAACCTGCGGAAGGCGAGAAGCCGGCCGAGGTTCCTGTCTTCAGCTTCGACGCGCTCAAGCTCCCGGAGGGAGTGACCCTCCCGGATGAGGCGAAATCCGAGTTCTCGGAGATCGTGACGAAGAATGGAATCTCCACCGAGGCCGCCCAGGCTATGATGGATCTCTATGCAAAACAGGCGGGGGGCGCTGCGGCTGCCCAGGCCGAAGCGTGGAAGACCATGAATGAGGGCTGGCAGGCTGAGGTGAAGGCCGATCCTGACATCGGCGGAGATAAGCTTCCGGCCACCCTGCAGATGATCGCTAAGGTCCTCGATGACCCGACGATCGGAGTGCCGGGGGTTAAGGAGGCTCTGAACCTGACGGGCGCGGGGAACAACCCTGCAATCGTCAAGACCATCGCGAACCTGGCGCGAATTGCCACGGAGGGCGGCCGACATGTAGCCGGCGCCGCCAACACCGGAGTGAGGCCGCCAGAATCCCTGGGTGACGCCCTGTACGGGGCGGACGGCCCGCGAACCAACTTTGGAAGATAAACCATGGCAACGCTTTCCTCCACCGCCCTGACGCTGGCCGACTGGGCCAAGCGGATGGACGACAACTACAAGACTGCGAAAGTAGTCGAACTGCTCTCGCAGTGCAACGAGATCCTCGACGACGCTCTGTTCATGGAGGGCAATCTCCCGACCGGGCACAAGACGACGATCCGCACAGGCCTGCCGTCGGCCACGTGGCGCCTGCTCAACTATGGTGTCCCGAACGGCAAGTCCACCTCGGCTCAGATCATCGATACCTGCGGCAACCTCGAGACCTTCGCGGTGGTCGATAAGGATCTGGCGGACCTGAACGGCAACACCGCCAGCTTCCGCGCGTCGGAGGTCCGGGCCTTCCTTGAGGGCATGTCGCAGCAGGTCGCCTCAACCATGATCTACGGGAACACCTCGGTGAACCCGGAGCGCTTCATGGGCCTGGCTCCCCGCTACAACACGGTGTCCACGGCCACCGCCCAGACCGCCAACAACGTGATAGATGCGGGTGGTACTGGCTCCACTAACACTTCGATCTGGATCGTGGTGTGGGGCGAGGACACGACCTACGGCATCTTCCCGAAGGGCAAGATGACTGGGCTGCGGCATGAGGACATGGGCGTGTGGCCGGTGCTCGACGCCAACAACAACACGTACCTCGCCTACCGCGACCACTTCAAGTGGGAGCTGGGGCTCACGGTCCGTGACTGGCGGTATATCGTCCGCATCTGCAACGTCGACGTCACCCTGCTCTCCGGTGGCTCGGCCGCGAACCTGATCAACCTGCTCGTCCGCGCGATGTACCGTCTCCCGACCACGGCCGGCGCCAGCGCCGTTCGGACGTCGGACGGCACGAGCATCTCCGGCGGGATGGGCCGGGCGGCAATCTACTGCAACCGTGTCATCCGCACGTACCTCGACCTCCAGGCGATGAACAAGACGAACGTCCTGCTGAAGTTCGAGGAGTGGAACGGCAAGGCCATCACCACTTTCCGCGGCATCCCGATCCGGACTGTGGATGCCATCCTCAACACCGAGGCCCGCGTGGTCTAAGGAGCAACAGCTATGATCCTCGATAAACTTCTTGCATTCACTCCTTCGGCGCAGGCCATCACGGTCACTGCGGCGTCCACGGACGTGATCGACCTCGGCGTGCTTCAGGACCTGGGCATCGGCGATGACCCGAGCCTGGAGATTCTGTGCCTCGTCACCACGGCATTCACCGCGGCCGGTGCTGCGACGATGCAGGTGGCGATCCAGGGCTCGGTCGATAACGCGAGCTGGACCGACATGGCGATGACCAACGCCATCGGCAAGGCGAGCCTGGTCGCCGGCGCCGAGATCATGCGGTGGAGTCTGCCCAGCCTCGTGGCTGGTCAGTCCATGCCGCGGTATCTTCGCCTGAACTTCACTGTCGCCACCGGCCCGATGACGGCTGGAGCGGTGCTCGGTTACATTCTGCTGGATCGTCAGCAGAACGTGGCCTACCCGCCCGGCATCGCGATCGCCAACTAAGGAGCAAGGCTCATGCCCCGTCAGTTCAAGCTACTGTCGCAGCACTACATCGACGATCGGCTTCTCGAAGCGGGGAAGGTTATCGGGGAGGGGACTGACGTCCCCTTCCTCTTCCCTGACGGAAGCCCGCAGCTGCCGAGCGGCGAGATGGAGGGCCTGGACGAAGCAAGCCAGGCTGAAGTCGAAGCGGTTCGGGCGCGAGGGTTCGTGCCGGTTGAGTCGCTCCCGACTGTGGGCGATACTCCAGTCGTGGTCGTGCCGACTGCCCCGGTCAATGAGTCTCTGCCGATTTCGGCGCCGGCGAAGGGAGGTAAGAAGTGACCGCACCCTCCGTATACGATCGGACGTATCTGCTCGGGGGTGACTGCCCCGGCATGGACGCGTTTGCCATCACTCCGAGTGATGTCACGGACTTTACGTACTCTGCCCGCGGAGTGTACGTCGGCGTGGGCGGAACGGTGGTCCTTGCCACCCTGGCCAACGTCGCGATCACCTTCGTGAACGTGGCGAGTGGTCAGATCCTGCCGGTGGCGTGCCGGCGGGTGAACAGCACTGGCACAACGGCAACCAACATTATCGGGCTGATCTGATGCTTGGCTTCGGGGTACGACTGTGGGAAGGGCGGCTGCGCAGCCGGGGAGGATTCTTCCCCGGCGCAACGCTGGATATGAACTTTGCCAACGCAACGTATCTCGGGGCCAAGCCGTCGGACCTGACCACGGTCAGGGCGAGCGTGGCGTATGGGACTAATGCGGATGGCTCGCTTACCAGCTTCGGGGTTAACGTGCCCCGGATCACTGCACTCGGGCTGTTGATTGAAGCATCGCGGACGAACTCGGCACTTCAATCGCAGACGCTGGATAACGCATCGTGGACGAAGACCTCACTGACGGTAACAGCCAACACGGCCGTTGCGCCGGACGGAACGAGTACGGCGGATACGCTTACCGCCACCGGGGCTAATGGCACGCTTAAGCAGGGCGTTGGCACGACTGCGGTGTCGTGGGCGAACTCGGTCTGGCTGAAGCGGAAGACCGGGAGCGGTAATGTTGACATTACGATGGACGGTACTAACTGGGTAACGCAGACGATCAATTCGTCTACGTGGACCCGGTGCTCGGTGGTGCAGACGGGCGTGGCTGGGACGTCGAATCCAGGCGTGCGGCTGGTCACGAGTGGGGATGAGGTGTACGCCTGGGGCGAGCAGGCCGAGGCCGGAGGCTACCCCACCTCGTATATTCCGACTGTCGGCGCGACTGTCACTCGGGCGGCCGACGACATCATTCTGGCCGGCGCGGCGTTTGCGGCGGTGTGCAGTACCGCGATTGGCGCGTGGTACGTTGAGGGAACTTCAGTAAACAACACTGGTGGGGCTCAGACGCGAAGGTTCGCTGAGGTTAATGACGGTACTGCAAGCAATCGAATCTTGCTTGGGCTGTTCACAAACAATCAGACGCGATACCTGGTATCGAGTGGCGGCGCGGGAGTGGCGGACATCTTCTCAGCTGCGGCGTTCTCGGCAGTGCCGGTTAAGCTTGCCGCGCGGTGTAACACTAACGACTTCCAGCAAGCGACGTGGGGCGTGCTGGGCACCCCGGACGTGGCGGGAGCGTTACCGGCGGTAAGCCAGATCACCCTTGGTTGTGATGTGGCGAAGACGGCACTGGCGTATATCGATGGGCCGCTTGCGAGGTTGGCATATGTTCCGGGCGTGCCTACGGATGCAACCATTATGAGCATGTCGTCATGACCAATCAAACCGACATCTGCAACAATGCGCTCGCAGCGATCGGGACTCGGTCGTCGATTTCGGACATCAACGAGAACTCCGCGGAGGCGGCGGCGTGCCGGCTTCAGTACGGCAGCACCCTGCGGCAGTTGCTGCGCGCCGCACACTGGGGCTTTGCCGGCCGGACCATCAACCTTTCCCTGCTGAAAGCGATGCCCGGTACGCCGGAAAATACTGCGACTTGGGATGGGGTGTGGGACCCAGCGACGATGCCACCCCCGCCGTGGCTTTACAGCTATGGGTACCCGTCGGACTGTATCCAGTTCCGGTGCGTGCGGTATGCCCAGTCTACGGATGGGATAGCGATCCCGATCTTCTCAACCGCGAATATCGTAGCGAACCCATACTCACAGCGGGCGGCGAAGTTCCAGATTGCGAATGACACAAACGGCTCCGGCGCCCAGGTTCGGATCATCTGCACAAACCAGCAGTCGGCGATCGGCGAGTACACCATCATGGTGGACGACCCGAATGTCTGGGACGATTCGTTTATCTCTGCGATGATCGATGCCCTGGGCGGTGCGCTGGTACCCCAGCTGATCGGAAGTCTGGAGAAGCAGAAGATGCAGTACCAAAAGGCCAACGCGACCATTATGGAGGCTCGGGCGCGGGATGGCAACGAGGGCCTGACGACGTTCGACGCGATGCCGGACTGGATCCGAGCCCGGGGCGGTTGGCCGGACCAGAGCTTTGATATCGAAGCGATGTTTGTGAGCTACGGGCCGTTGTTCTACTAGGGTAATACGATTACATGGGGCAATGGTAATGTCAAACCCTACAATCCAAACGTCCTTCGCCGCAGGTGAACTGTCCCCGACGCTGTTCGGCCGCGTAGACCTTGCTAAGTATAAGGTCGGCGCAAAGACTATGCGGAACTTTTTCGTGGATTACCGAGGCGGGGCAACGTCCCGGCCCGGCACGGAGTGGGCTGGGCAGTGCCGCTCCGGGACCAACACCACTCGGTTACTCCCGTTCAAGTTCTCCACCCTCCAGACGTATGTGCTGGAGTTCGGGGATCAGTACATGAGGGTGATTAAGGACGGGGGGTACGTCCTTGAGTCCGCCAAGACCGTGACGTCGATCACCCAGGCGAATCCGGGCGTGGTGACCTCTGCCGGGCATGGGTATGCCGCGGGCGACTGGGTGTATCTATCGGTTCTGGGCATGAGCCAGGTGAACCAGCAGCTTTACCAGATCGATAACGTCACCGCCAACACCTTCACACTGAAGTCCACGATCACCGGAGCAGCGATCGATACCACGGCCTTCACCGCGTTCGTCTCGGGTACGGTCGCCCGGGTCTTCGAGCTTGTTACCCCTTATCTATCCACGGACCTGGCCCAGCTAAAGTACACCCAGTCCGCGGATGTGATGACCCTCACCCATCCAAGCTATGCCCCCCGGGATCTGACCCGAACTGGCCATGCGTCATGGACACTGAGTTTAGTTTCATTCTACACGTCGATTGCTGCGCCGGGCGGGCTCGGAGTTACCTCTTCTGGCGCCGGTACAACCTACTTCGCGTATGTGGTGACGTCGATCTCGGAGACGGGGGAGGAATCGGTAGCGTCGAGCACGGGCCGAGTGCAGGGGGTGAACATCACGACGACCTCTGGCTCAAACACTCTGACCTGGAATCAAGTCTCTGGTGCAGCCTATTACAACGTGTACCGCGCAACGGTCTCGCCGAATGTTGACATCCCCGAGGGCGCGACGTTTGGGTATGTTGGGATGACCTACGGTGTTCAGTTCGTGGACTCGAACATCACTCCCGATTATACTAAGACCCCGCCCCGGCACAGCAATCCGTTCGCCAAATCCCCGATCAGCAAGATCACGTTGTCGGCCGGCGGAGCGGGGTACGTGGCCACCACGACTACCTGCACGATCACGGACCCCACCGGCTCGGGAGCGATCATCGTTCCGGTAGTAGTAGGTGGGGCGATTGTCGCCACGATCATTCTGGACGGAGGACACGACTATACCGCTCCGGTGGTGGTATTCGGTGGCGCAGGTGCAGGGGCCGCAGGGACTGCCACCATCGGCTACGCTACCGGCACCTATCCCGCCACCAGCTGTTACTTCCAGCAGCGCAAGATGTACGCGGCCTCGGCCAATTTCCCGCAGACTTTGTGGGGGAGTCAGCCGGGCGCGTTTTCCAACATGGACAAGTCGATCCCGACCACGGATGGGGACTCGCTTAACCTGACCATCTCTTCCACCCAGGTCAATGACATCAAGTTCATGCTCCCAATGCCGGGCGGGCTAGTTGTGCTGACTGGCGGTGGCGCGTGGCAGATCACCGGGACCGGGCAACAGAACTCGGCCGTCACACCCAGTTCCGCGATAGCGGTCCCCCAGGCCTATAACGGCTGCGCCGACCTCCCGCCGATTGTTGCCAACTACGACATCTTGTATGTCCAGGCGAAGGGGAGTATTGTCCGTGATTTGTCCTACAACTTCTTCACCAATATCTACACTGGGATTGACATCTCCGCCCTGTCCAACCATTTGTTTAACCCCTACCGCCTCACCGAGTGGGCTTACGCAGAGGAGCCCTTTAAAACAATTTGGGCTGTGCGTAACGATGGAAAACTTCTATCCCTCGCATTCGTCAAGGAGCAGGAGGTCTACGGCTGGGCCCGGCACGACACGCAGGGTCAGTTCAAGTCGGTCGCGGTGATCCAGGAGGGAATTGAAGATGTCCCGTACTTCATCGTCAGGCGGAAGGTGCAGGGATTCTGGGTTCAGTTTGTGGAGCGGATGGCAAGCCGGATTCTGCCCGAGGACGTCGCGCCCGAGCTTTCGGCAGAGGATGCGTGGTGTCTGGACTGCGCTCTTGAGTATCCGCGAGTATATCCAAGCGCGGGCTTGACAATTTCGGCCGCATCTGGTACGGTTACGGTCACGGCCGATAGTGGGGTGTTCTCGGTCGGGGACGTTGGGAAGGTGCTCCGGGCGGGTGGCGGACGCGGAACGGTAACTGGGTACACGTCCGCCACCCAGGTCACAGTGACGCTGGACGTAGCCATCGTTCAGACCATTCCAGACGATCCCGACCTGACCCCGCTCCCGGTCGCCAGCGGAGCGTGGACGCTCCAAACCAAGACCACCTCGGTTTCCGGCTTGAACCATCTGGAAGGAAAGACGGTATGGGCGCTGGCGGACGGAAGCGTTGTTTCGGACCTGGTGGTTACGGGCGGGGTCGTCACCCTGCCGTCGGCGGCCAGCCTGATCACGGTGGGGCTGCGTTACACCTGCGACCTCGAGACCCTGAACTTGGAACTGGCGGATGGGTTGGGCACAATTCAAGGGAAGCGGAAGAAGCTGACCGCCCTGACGACGAGGATGTTCAAGACTCGTGGACTAGCGGCGGGCCCGACCTTTAGCGAGACGTATGAGCTGAAGCTTCCGGTCGAGGCGTATGCGATACCACAGGCCTTGCTGACAGGGGATCAACGGATTGTGATGTCGCCGAGTTACAACATCGAGGGCCGAATCTGCCTGCGGCAGAGCTATCCGCTCCCGGCGACTGTGCTGGCGGTGATCCCGGAGATCGAACTGGGGGATGGGCGATGAAGGTCGAGGTTGTGCCGGCGACGATGGCCGATGCTAGCAGACTCTGGTCGAATCTTCGCGCCGATCAGCTGGAGATGGAAGACGTGTCGGGGGCGAGCGAACGGGACTTGCAGGCCCAGATCAACGCGAGTGTTGCAGCGTTCGTGGGCCGACTGGATGACGAGCCAGTGGTGATCTGGGGGGTGCTGATGCCGAGCCTGACCTCCGGCATGGGCGTGATCTGGGCACTGACAAGTAAGGCCATTGATCGGTGCCCGCTCGTGTTTGTGCGCCGGAGCAAGATTGAACTGGATAAGCTTCGGGCACAGTTCAGCGAGCTTACCGGGTTCGTGGCGACGGAGTATGAAGTGTCGGCGCGGTGGCTTCGCTGGCTTGGGTTTAAGATCAGTCCAAGCTACACATTCCACGGGCGGAATGTCCGCCGGATCTCGATGGGAGCCGCGTGATGAGCTTTCTTCCCGCAATTGCAATGGTGGCCTCGGTCGTGGGGACCGGGCTATCAGCCGTGGGTCAAATCCAGGCCGGTCAGGCCCAAGCCGCCTCGGCCAATTACCAGGCCCAGGTCGCTCGGGTCAACCAGCAGATTCAGGAACAGAACGCAGCCTACGAGCGGCAGAAGGGCGACGTCGAGGCCCAGCAGCAGGATATGAAGAACAAGGCTGCGATGGGGAGTCTGGAAGCCGCGCAGGGTGCAAGCGGGTTCGACATGAACACCGGCTCGAGCCTTGACACGCGGGAGTCCGCGCGGAAGCTGGGGCGGCTCGATACTCTGACCGTGAGGAACAACGCCGAGCGCCGAGCACACGAGTTCGACATCGCCGCGATGAACCAGGGTGCGCAGGCTAACCTCTACACCGCGCAGGGCAAAACAAGCCAGATGGCCGGGTATCTCGGGGCGGCGACGAGCCTGATCGGTGGGGTCAGTTCCGTCTCGGATAAGTGGCTGAAGTTCCAGAACGCAGGGTTGCTCTGATGCTCCAGATCCCGTACAACCCCGTCACCACTGCCCGAAACACCGACGTCGGCGGGCAGCAGTACAATCTCCATGTCAACTCCGATATGTTCGGGGCGAACATCGGACGAGCTGTGTCGGGGCTCGGTGACGCAGTGGATCGCCTTGGCGGAATGGTCGCCAACGAAGCCCTGAAGATGCAAGGCTTCAAACAGGAGAATGACATCACCGACCTGAAACTGTGGGCAGATAAAGCCTTGCAGGACGGGGCGAACAACAACACCGGGGACGGGACTCAGTTCCAGTCCGAGTTCGACAAGGGGTTCAAGGAACAAGCGGAGCTGGTGAAGAAGAAGTATCCCAACTCGCCGGAGCTGGGGCAGAAGATCAATGAGGCTTACCGAGGGTACATCGGTAAGGTTCACGGCATCACGCTGCAGAAGATGAACACTTACTACAAGACTCAGCTGGACGACAAGTTCAACACCTTCCTCGATGATGTCGGCAAGAACCCGACCACTGCGAATTTGGAGCAGGCCGGGAAGAGCATGACGGACATGATCGAGAAGTCCGGCATGGGCGCGGAGGCGAAGGAGGCATATAAGACGTATGCCAAGAAAGCGCTGGACGCCGCGTATGCGTATGGCGAGGCGCAGACGAACCCGGATAAGGTGGTGGGGACGACCGGCGGAACGACTGGGTTCGAGCGGAAGGTTGCGCAGCAGGAATCTGGGAATGAGGATCTGGGGAGGCATCCCGGCAGCTCGGCCTGGGGGAAGTTTGGGATTACCGCCGGGACCTGGACATCTATCGCCAACTCTGCCGAAGGCAAGCGACTTGGGCTGGACCCTGATCCGGAGGCCCGCAAGGACCCGAAGAATAACGCGATTGGGTTCCGGGTGCTGACGCAGATGAACGAACAGAGTCTGCGTAAGGCTGGGTTCGAGCCGGACGAGAAGAACCTGTATCTGGCCCACTTTATGGGCGCTGGCGGGGCAATCGAGCTTTTGCAGAAGCTTAAAACCTCTCCGAATTCGGATGCGGCCTCCCAGTTCCCGGCCGCGGCCAGTTCCAATCCGAGCGTGTTTTTTGCTCCGAATGGGCGGGGGCGGACGATAGCGGAGCTGTACGCTTATCAGACTCGGAACTTTGGCGATGGCACTCCGACCATGCCGAAGTCCGATCCGGTTTACGAACGGCTTGACCTCGCCACCCGCGACAAGGTACAGGGTCTGGCGAATAGGGTACTTGACGCCCAGGCTCAGGCGGATGATATCCGGACCAAGAAGGACTACGCAGAGTTCCTGAATGACACTGGGCTGCGTATTCGCGCCGGGATCGTGGGCCAGGCGGAGGTTGATCAGCTGGTCGCGACCGGCAAGGTCTCGGACATGAAGGACATTCAGAAGCTGGAAGGTTGGGTCAAAGCTTATAACGAGGGGAACGAAGCGTTCGCCTACGCCACCGCGAAGCTTAACCGGGGCGAGAGCTTCAATCCGTTTTCGAAGGACGACAAGAACGGAGTTAATGCTATTGCGGAGAAGATCAGTGATAACCAGCGGTTGTCTCCCCGCGACAAGGCGACGGCGTATTACGATCTGGCCTCGAAGACTGGGATCGTGCCCGAGCCGTTTATGAACTCTCTCCAGCAGGGAATCAACTCGGCCAACGCCCAGATGCAGCTGGAGACGGCTCAGACGTTGGTTAGTCTGCTCGGCGTCCGACCGGACATTTTTAACGGTGTGCCGAACGGCGAAGACCTGAAGCGGACCGCCGCGGATTATCAGGGGCTGATGCAGCTTGGCTACGGCAACGCAGCTGGGGCGAAGCTTGCAGAGCGGCTGAACACCAAGGCCCGGTCCGAGTTCAAGCCGGATGAGAACAAGATCACTGAGGTTACGAACAAGCTTCAGACCGATCCAACCAAGACCGGGGCGCAGAAGCTGATTGAGGCGGGGGTTACAGGGAGATTTTTCGGGGAGGCTATTCCGCCCCAAGTTAGTGCGGAAGCCGCCCGCGATTACGCTAACGAGTTTGCTTATGCCTACCGCGCCACTGGGGACGAGGCGCGGGCGGACAACTACGCCAAACAGCGTATCGCTCAGGCGTATGGCACGTTCAACGATCAGGTGATGAAATTTCCACCGCAGAACGCTGGGTATGAGAAGGACATTGAGGGTGGGTATGGGTATCTGAAACGAGACCTGGAGGCCACGGCACTCCGCAACACCGGGCGGAAGGCCGAGCGGATCGAGCTTCAGGCCACGACAAAGACTACCGCAGATGTACTGGCCGGGCGTCCAGCCCGATACGACGTGCTCGTCCTCCACAAGGATGCCTCCGGGGTTGAGACCTGGACCACGCTGCCGGACTGGTCGGTGAGTAAGGAACAGATGAACCGTGCGAATGAGGACATCCGGGCCAAGCGGCAACGCCAGCTGACTGGCGAGGTCCGACCGGATGAGGTGCAGCCGTTTCCGCAGATCCTCCAGAACGCGCGAATTCCCTCCGCGGATGAGCGGGCGGCTGGGGCAACTGCTGCGAACAAGGCTCGGAAGGAAGAGGCGCTTCGCCGGGCCGATGAGGACCGAGCGGCCGCTAGCCGCTCTCCGACCGGCAAGAAACTCCCCGAGTTCCTGAACAATCAGAGGCTTCCCGATGCCACTGCAAAGTGAAATGGATGCTGGAATGGTGGAAGGCGGGACCCTCGAGCCCCGCCAGCCTAAGCTATTCCAGACGGAACTGGGCCATACGTTGCTCCCGGCGGTGGATCAGGCTGGGAATGCGCTGCCGGACGAGCAGATTCTCTCGGATTTCGCCAAGACCCGGCAACACCTTGGGGTGTTCAAAACCCCGGAGGCCGCGGATAAGTATGCGCAGCGCTTCCCGGCTGTGATGACCAAGCCGGGCGCGGGCCAAACTCTTGGCGCGATGTTCCGGCAGGAGAACGAGATCGTCTCCGCCCTTATACGGCAGTATAGCTGGGACAATCTTCCAGAGCGAGGATTTAATCTCGTAGACGAGCTTAAGCGCCGGGGGCAGGAAGATCTGTTCGATAAGCTGGTCTGGGTCAATAACGGAAAACAGCTGGATATTGCACTGGGCAACCTCGCAAAAGAGCGTGAGGACCGGCGGCTGATTGATATGGCCCCGTGGTGGCAGACAATTCCGATGGGGGTGTTCGCCGGCGCGCTCAGTCCGACAATGCTGCTCCCGGGTGGAGGAGTGGTACGCTCGGCCAAGGGCGGATATAGCATGCTGCGATCGGCCGCGGTGGTTGGCTCGCTGGCTGGGGCCGGTATTGCGGTGCAGGAAGGCATGCTTCACGCCTCGCAGGAGGACCGGACGTTTCAGGAGTCCGCGGTCAATGTCGCGGGCGGTGTGATACTGGGCGGGTTCATCGGGGCCGCCGCGGCGAAGCTCATGACCCGGGCTGAGCGCTCCGTGGCGGAACGTGCACTCCGCACGCTGTATGAAGACATCGAACGGGCTCGTCCGCCGGTTGAGCCGATCCCGAAGATGGCTGCGACCGACAAGGCCTCAATCCGCGAGCGGGTGCTCGACACAGGGCTGTCGGGACAAGAAGCAGACGAACTTATCTCCCACCTGGAAACCCGGCCGGTCACCCAGCGAGAGAACGATCTTAACTTCGTCCTGCACAGTGACGCGCCGGAAGAGGCGCTGAAGGACCTGCGGACGGAACGGGAATTGCTGGCGCAGTCGGAAGTTCGGACTGGGAAGGTGGTGGAGGCCGAAGGCCCGCAGGTATTCGGGGCGGGCAAGACCCGGGTGGCTGGGTATGATGGCCCGGAGGCGGATCTGCTGAAAAACCGTATCGCGCATTTGGAGCAGATAGTTGCCGCGAATGAGCTAGATCGTAGGCAGCTCTCCGAAGCGCGTACGCTCATTTCGACATTTCAGCAGTTCATCGAAGAACGTGAAGCCTCTATGGCCGCGGCAGGACTTTCCGATAATAGAAAAGCGCTGATTCGTTCAATGCAACCTGGGGATTTGATTGTTGCGAGCCAAGAAGGGAAGACAATCATTGGGACTGTGGACGGATTTGGGCGTGATGGAAAGCTGACGATTAGGGATCAGAAAACTGGGCTGGATCATCGGGTTGCACCTGAGGAAGTTCACACCGTCGCCGGTGAGCAGGACCTAGGCCCGAGGACAGCGCCCGGTGGAGAACTGCACGCGGCCGGCGCCGACGTTCCGTATTCGCTTTCCCGCGAGGATTACGGGGTGGCCGGGCAAAAGGTTTCGGCCCTGGGCAAGATCGGCCGACAGTTCTTCCCCGGGCTGCGGATGAGTTACTCTCCGTTCACGCAGGTTCGGAAGCTGTTCAACGAACTGACCGGGAGTAATCTGCACACAAACGCGAGTCGGGGTGGAACGGCGCTGGCCCCGGGCGGCTCGGCCTTCGATCAGATGAAGGTGGAGTACCATCGGCTGTACGCCGCCGGGCTGACGGAACAGTTCAATATTTACAAGGAGATGAAGAAGGCCGGAGTGAACATGGCCTGGGGGGATTATGATAAGGCCGTGGGCCAGGCTCTGCGGGATGGTGACAAGGGCGAGAATGATTTTATCTCGCGGGGAGCGGCGGCCTGGAGGGAGCGCAGCATCGAACCAATGGCTGCGTTACAGAAGGCGGTTGGTGGCCTGCCGATGGATGCCGAGGTGGTCGGGGCGCTGAGCTATTTCCCCCGGTCCCACAACCGGGACGTGGTGATCGCGCACCAGGATGAGTTCGAGCGCCGGCTGCTTCCGCATGCGGAGCGGGCATTGCAGGGTGCGTATGAAGCGGCGCAGAAAAAGCTGGGGAATAGGATCGCCCGGCTGGAGAAAGAGCTTGCGCTGCTTAGCCTGGATAAGGAAGGCCGGCAGGCGGCGCTGACCGGGATCGAGGCGGAGATTGATCTGCTAGGCCAGCGCTATCCGGAGTCGATCGATCTGCAGGATAAGATCAAGGCAGCGGGAGAGCAGCTGCGGCGGAAGGACCTCACTCCCGATGTGCGGGCGGCGATCAAGGAAGATCTCGCCACGATGAAGTCCACGCTCGCGAATAGTGATTACGGCGCGCAGCGGAAAGAACTGGAGCGGCAGCGGAAAGCGGTCGATTTGTCGTTCGGTGGGAATGAGGCGAAGGCGGATAAGATCATTGATAAGCTGGAGGAACTGAATGAACAGTCGCTCCGGAATACCCAGCGGCTGATCGCGAAGGGGCAGCAGTTCGAGCGGGAAAAGAATCGGCTCGCTCCGGAAGTTTGGGAGAAGAAGCGGGAAGAGCTGAAGAAGCTGTTTGAACTCCGCGAGGCTGAGCACGACAAGCATATCGATAAGATTGAGCAGGAGATCTGGAACATCGATAACGAGGTGCAGAAAGCCCATGAGTCGATGGCGAACCGGGATGCTGACGCCTCGACGAATTTCGAGCGGATTAAGGCGCAGCAGGAAGAGGCAGCGAAGCTCGAAGCCACGCTCGGACCGATCAAAAAGCGGCTTGAGAAGGAAAAGGCCCGGGCCGAAAAGGCTAAGGCGAATATGGCACGGGTGAATGAGCGGCTTGCCGCGGCCGAGGACTTCGACCCGGAGGAAGTCATGCGGATGTTCCGTGTGGCGACTGAAGAGTTGAAGGAGGACATGGCGAACGCTATGACCTTCCGGGGCATGCGCGCGCAGCGGATGCTTGATAGGCTGGAGAAGGTCTCGCCGGACGCGATCAAGGAACAGATTGCGAAGCGACAGGAGCGGATCAGTCAGCTGAAAGAACGGTTTGCTGACAAGTGGACTCCGGATCGGCAGGACAAGCCGCCGCTCGGGGACTGGGCGAAGGCGATGGTCAGGGATTACTTCGATGCCGTGACCGGGATCAAGTATGATAAGGTGGAGGATTACTCGGACTTCGCCTGGCCGACGATGGTTGGGCCGCTGAAGGGCAGGGCGAACTGGGTGCCGGAGTCTGCGCTTACCGCTCCGGTTCCTGGGCGGACTCGTGGGTTCCTCAACAACGAGGCGAGCCATGTTCTGCACCATTACCTCCGGGTGATGGCGGGGGATGTTGCGCTGCGCCGGCAGTTTGGTAACATCAGCCTGCAGCCGGAGCTTGCCGAACTCTCGCGGGAGTTCAGCCAGATGCAGGATGCGATTGGGGCGGCGAAGGATACGGAGGAGCTGCGCCAGATTGTTGGAGATACTGGGATTAGGTTTGGAAAGGACCTGGAGAAGAACCGGCAGCGGGCGTATGAGTTTGTTGATGTGCAGCACCGACAGGGACAGGAAGATGTTCGGGCGATGCGAGATCGGATTCTCGGCCGGTACAAGGTGGCGGAGAATCATAGCAACTTTGGTCGCTTTGTTCGTGCGGCGAATCAGATAAACTACATGCGGTTGATGGGTGGCGTGGTGCTGAGTTCGTTGACCGAGGTCTACCGGCCGGCGATGGTCCACGGCCTGGGCTCGTTCGTCAATCACATCGTCGAGCCGATGCTGAATGATATTGAAGCGTTGAAGCTTGGGGTGAAGGAAGCGAAGGATCTCGGATTGATTACCGAGATGACCATGCTGAATCGGATGCATGACTTCGCCGAGCTGGCTGATCCGATGGCGCATCGGACAGCGATCGAGCGGTTGATCGACAATGGAACCTCGGCAGCGACTCGGTGGTCGGGACTGGCCGCGTGGACCGACCTTGGCCAAGCCCAGGCCGCGATCATGACGCAGGCTCGGATACTCAAGGCCATCCAGACTGGGACGGATACGGATTATCTTCGGTTCCTGAATATCGGGCAGGGGCATGAGCGGGATATCAAAGACCTGTTCAAGAAGTACGGGGAAGTTCGGTCTGGGGTGTATGTGAGTAACGCGGATCGCTGGACGGAAGGGCTGGCCGACCGAGAGTTGTATCAGGTCGAACAGGCGCGGATGGCGCTGTGGTCTGCGATCCGGAAGGAAGTGGACTCGATCATTGTGATGCAGTCGCCCGGGGATACTCCGCTCTTTACCTCTACCCCGGCTGGAAAGGCGATCCTCCAGTTCCAAAGCTACAATATGTCCGCGCATCAGAAGGTGATGCTCCGCGGGATGCAGGAAGGCGCCGGCCGATTCATCTCCGGACTCAGCACCATGACGATGATGGGAATGGGCGTGGCGGCGCTGCAGGCCTGGCGCGGTGGAGAAGAGCGGTGGAAGAAATTCCGCGAATCTGCTGCGAACCCGGGGTTCCTCGTTGGAGAGGGGCTGGATAAGTCTGGCATCTTCCCACTGTTGTTTGACGTGGGGCAGGCGGTGGACTCGGTGTCGCGGACGATGGGTGGGAGTTTTAATCCAGTAAAGTCCCCGATGCTCTGGCCGTTTCCGCAGGAGTCGCAGGCCGGGGATCAGACCCGTTGGGCACTCGGTCAGGGTGCGTGGGGGCTGATGGGACCGACGGCCAACCTAGTGATGAGGGACATTCCCCGCGCCGGTGGTGCAGGGCTGAAGTGGGCGCACGGCGAGGAACTCAGTGCCGGGGAGAAGAAGGCGCTGCAGGAACCCCTGCCGTACAAGAACTATGTCGGGATGAACTGGATCCTCCAGCATCTTCGGGGAGAATGAAATGACCGTCAACACTACCTCGGTTCAGGTTACCTACCTCGGGGACGGGACCTCTACCCTGTTCTCGTTTAATTTCAAGACCATCGACCAGTCGCAGCTGGTGGTGGAGCTTACCACGCTCGCGACCGGGGTGGTTACAACCCTGAATGATAGTCAGTACTCGGTGACCGGGCTCGGGACCGATGCAGGGACGGTGACGTATCCGCTGGTCGGGAGCCCGATTACCTCCGCCACCTCGATCACGATCCGGCGCGAGGTTCCGCTGACGCAGGATACGACCTTTTCTAACCAGTCTACGTATTATGCGGACGTGGTGGAGCGCTCGTTCGACACGCGAGTGATGGAGACGCAGCAGGTCGCGAATGACGTGGCGCGAAGCCTGCGGCTGGGCGAGACAGATATCGATGGGAGCGGGGCATATCAGGCAAACGGGAACCGGATCACAGGGCTCGGTGCTCCGACCCAGGCCACCGACGCCGTGCGATTGACCGACGTGCAGGGGATTGTGGTAGCGGCGGGCAATGTGCCGCTCCCGATTGCCGGCCAGACCAGCTACACTCTGACTGCCACCGGCACCGGGACGTTTGGCTGGAACAGCCAGTTCCAGGCCGACACTACCGGCCGGACCGGGTTCGGGGCTGCGATAAATTCCGCTATCTCTCACCTGTTCGGCAAGGCCATCACGGGGGCGGTTGTCGCGTTTGCTGCCCGCTTCGCTGGCATTGTCCAGTCCGATGTTACAACTGTCGCGGTTGGAGTGCAAGTCGCACCGCAGACGGTGGCGGCGGCGTTTACCTGCGGGACGTATGTCGGGTTTGATGTTGCGTCGGCAGTGAAGGGTGCGGGGTCTGCAATCACGGTATCTGTGGGATATAATGTCTCGCCCGGATTTAACTGGGGTGGGACGAACCTCGCCTTCCGGGGACAGCTAGCCGCGGCGGCAAATACCTGGAATATGTATATGGATGGAACCGCCCCTAACTGGCTAGCGGCTGGGCTGGCTATCGGAGGAAGTGCGCGGGCACCGGGCGCGAACCTGGACATTCTGGGCTCTGGTATCTTGCTGGGTGCGGCGACCGGCGGCGACAAGGGCGAGGGGACGGTTAACGCCACGGTCGGATATTATGTCAATGGCCAGAAGATCGGCCAGACCGTCCCGATGCGCCAGACGGTGCTGTGCGGGCCGGTAGATGGTACGACCGGGCTGGCGAACTTCCTCCCCGCGACCAGTGTCAGTCTGAACCTGACCACCACCGGGATTAGTGCGGGTGCTCCGTTTGTGGCCACCGCGGCAAATGCCTGCGATGCCGGTGGGGCGGTGGACCGGGTTGGGCAGAGCACGGCCAACTTAACCTGGTCCGCGCTTACCGCCCTTTCCACCTGTTTCCTGTATGTGGACATCGCAGCGAATGGGACGCTGACTACCGGCCATACCACGCTAGCCCCGACCTACCAGCAGGGTGGCACGCGGTCCACCGTCAACGGGCAGTTCACGTTCAACATCGGCGAGATGTACGCGACGGTGGGCAATGGCTCGGCGGCGGTGCAGAGTTACAGGGTGTTTGTGGGTGAGGCCACGACGAATGCTGGAACGGTTACGGCGACGGTAGCGTATGCGTATCTGGGCCGGACGGTCCTGACCAGTGCGGCGGCCCTGGCCCTGTCCACCACCTACAATCTGTCGCATAACCTGGGCGTGATCCCGCGCGACATTCACATGGTCTACGTGTGTACGTCGGCGGAGCTGAACTACGCCGTTGGCTCGGAGGTGGTGCCTCTGACTCAGCCCGGGTCGAGCTTCGGGATTAGCTACGGGGTGTATGATCGACTCGCGATGCTGGCCCTGTCGGGTTCGGGGGCGATCGGGTATCTGGTCAACGCCGGTACTGCCACGGCAATGACGGTTGGGAAGTGGAGTGGAAGGTGGTATCTCAACAGGGGATGGTAATACCATTGCCCCATGTAAAGGACTTACCGATGGACTCCGTAAGCGAACGCAATCTAGCTGGGGTGAAGCCGGAGCTGGTTCGGGTAATCCGGCGGGCGTATGGAATCTCTACGCTCCCGTTCCGGGTAACCGAGGGGGTAAGGACGCTGGCCCGGCAGAAGGAGTTGCTGGCGATCGGCGCGACCACGACCCTGAAGTCTCGACACCTCACCGGCCACGCAGTGGATCTCGCCGCGCTGGTCAACGGGAAAGTGCGGTGGGACTGGCCGCTCTACGCTCGACTCGCCGCGGCGGTTAAGCAGGCCGCGAAGGAGATTGGGGTCCCGATTGAGTGGGGCGGGGACTGGAAAAAGTTCAAGGACGGTCCACACTTTCAGCTCCCGTGGAAGGAGTTCCCATGAGCGGCCGGTGGTTCTATATCCTGATCTACCTGCCGATAGTATTCGCCGTGGTGCTCGGGGGTTGTGTCCGGCGTAACGAGGCCGCCTTTTGGAGCGGTGTTGCGAAGGAGATAAAAAGTGACAGGTGACCAACTTGGCGGCGTGATCCGGGCGCTGCTTACCACGTTCTCCGGAAGCCTGATTACCCACGGGTACATCAGTTCGGGTCAGTCGGAACAGATCATCGGCGCCCTGGCGACGCTGTTCGTGGCCGGCTGGAGCATCTACACCAACCACCCGGACAAACTGAAGTGAGGTGGCTGGCGCTGGTTGGTTTGATCGCGCTCGGGGCTTGTAACCAGACCCCGATCAACGTGAGCGCGATCGCAGTAACGCCGGCGGAAGTGCAGTCGGCGTGCACGGCAGTTGCCGTGGGGTATATACTGTGGGAGGCGGAATGGGCCAAGAAAGTCAAGCCCGCCACCGCGACGAAAGTCCGTGCAGGATACGCAGGCATTAATGCAGTCTGCGCAAATCCCCCGACGTCTGCTTCCGCGCCCCAGGTGCTAGGCTCGATCCTGGCCGCGGTGCAGGCATATTCCAAGGAACTGGCACAGGCCACGCAATGAGTGCGCAGCTTGATCTCTGGGATCGACCGGATGTGAGAGAGTTCAATGACAGGTTAACCCGGGTCGAGGTGACCTTGGAGAACCTTACCAAGACCGTCGAAACGAATCGGTCAGAGTCAAGGCACGATCGCGCAAATCTGAAACAGATGATCGAGGGGCTGGATCGGGAAACCGAGAAGCGGTTCGATCAATTTGGGAAGGAACTGCGGGGCGTGCTGGACATCATGCAACAGGCCAGGGGCGCTAAGACGCTTCTAGCGACGATTGTGTCCTTGGCCGGCATTGGGCTGTTTTCGGTGCTCTTCCAGCTTTGGCAACTGGTTAAGCATTAGCCCGGCGAGCAGCGGGGACATACGCGAGTACCCCGCTGCTTACGTCTTGTTTTAAGATCTGAGATTTGACCATGACCTGGACGATCCGCTCGACCGAGTGCGATGGCACTTTTTCCTGGAGGAAGCGGATCAGCCTGTGCTCAGCCACCGGGCGCTTCTCCTTGATGTAGATGTGGTAGATGAAATGCCAGGCTTCTTCGATCGCCCGCGCATCGCCACCAGTGTTCATTGACCGGAAGATGTCCGGCATCTGGGCTTCGGCGTCGAGGATCCAACTGAGCGCCGTTTGGTAGTGCTGGAGGGTGATGATGCGGTCGTTCGACTCAGCTGCGCTAGCGACCATACATAGTTTGAGAACATGGGCGGTTCGTCTGGTAATGTAGTGTGTGAGCTTAGGATGGTCTGGAGTCGGCGGGCCGCCAGCTTGATGCCACGCGGAGACAGCAGCACCGGCCTCGGGGGTGAACTCGAATCGGCCAAACATATCGCCAATTTGTTTGAGGTCGGAAAGGATGGACTTGAAGAAATCCTCATCACGATCTGTTTCCTCAAACAGTGGAGGAAGTATCTTTTCCCCAGAATAGATAAGCATTGTCCTTGATAGAAAACCCTGGTCCCATGCTCCTTCCGGGAGGAAAGAGTTAAGGTAAGATGGAGTAGTTGCTCCAAGGATATTGAGCTGAGGTGCGTCGATAGTGATCTTAAGGTCCTTCGTTCTGCGGCGTTCAGCATACTGATACCCATCGTAGATTGCGGTGAGGACGTTCATGAAGTCAGAGTCGTAAGAGGCCATGAACACGCCCAGCTCTCCGACGAGGACGAGCAAGGAGTTGAACTCGACGTAGGGTGGTTGCTGGCCGGGCCGGACTATCCGACGCTTGGCGTCGTTGAGAGCGTCGATGAGGGCGGCTTTCGTTAAGGACGTGGGTGCTGTGTGGTGGTCGGGGAGAGCGTTCCACAGCCGCTCCGCCGGGGCGAGCGACATAGTTTTTCCGACGCCGGGCGCGCCGACGAGGATGTTGTACATGTTGGGGTAAAGGTTGCTGTTCCGGGAGCGGACCCAGGTCTTCCGCTCCAGCGCCCCCGCGATAGCCGATATGGCTGACCACCGCCGAAAGATCAGGGGCGCCCCGACGCCTTCCGTGTACTCACAGAAAGCGTCGATCCAGGAATGATGTTTTCGGGGTGCTGGTCCGCCGGCGGAGATCATGACCACTGTACTTCTTCAATCCGTCAGGGTTGCTCTCGCTCGCGTACGCCCAGTTCCAGCCCGTTTGGGCCTCGGCCGGGACGATGATCTGCCGCCCGCGGACCTCGATCGGTTGCTCAATGGCGGCGAGGATTCGTGGGATGACTGAGTCTTCCTGATCCTCAGGATACTGCACGAGAACGGAATCGTGGACTTGAAGGAGAAGCGTGCAAATGTTATCCCTCCAAAGGCGAAGAAGTCCACGGTCAATAAGGTCTGCGGTGATAGACTGAGGCTCGTAGGCCACGGCGGCTCGGAGGGTAGTATCGTCATTACGCCTTCCAAAGAACCATCGTTTACGGCCCAGAAGAGTTGTAATATATCCGTCCGTGAGCAGGGTACTCCGAACGTGCTCATGCCATTTCCTGATATAAGGAAAGGCTCCGAAGTACCGTTGTTGGAAGTCACGGATTAGGTCCTCCTGGGTTTTAGTATGGCGCGCCATCGTGCGCGGAGTGCCGAGATAGTTGGTGCCGTGGCCAAGGCGCTTGGCCAGGTCTCGGTAGGACATGCCGCGATAGGCGATCTGGTCCGCGACCTTCCGGGGGTTGCCGGACCAGTCAAGCTCCTGCCACGCTAGTCGGCAGACGGTTGTGTGGAGGTCACCGGACTCGCAGGCGTCGAGATAAGCTGTGTCGCCAAATAGGGAGAAAATAATAGCTCCAACTCCGCGGGCGTCTGCCTGACTGAGATCGACGTTCGCGAATTTATAACCTGGATCTGCAACGAACATTCGGCGGAGCCGGGGAGAAATATTCTGTAGATTCGTCCCAGTACCAAAGTCTGAGAGACGGGAGGAAAGCCGCCCGGTGTCAGTTCCGGCAATATTATACGTTGTTCGAATCCGGCTGTCGGGGTCGATCTCGGTTTCCAGAACTCCGATAGTCTTCCCGATGTCTCGGAGAGTAAGGATATGAGAGACGATAGGCTCTGCATAGTGGTAAGCCTTAAGCTTTTCGAGTGCTTCGCGATTGACGGTCGGGACGTACTGCCCCTTGTCGTTCCGCTTGGTCACGGGAGGGATTTGCATGACCTCATAGAAGAGGTTGATGAGCTTGTCGTTCGACCGCCAGTACTTGCTGGGTTTGGATTTGGTCCCCCCGTCGAAGGGTTCGACCCCGATTCCCTCGCGGAGGATTTCGTAGAGGTTGGCCTCGACCCGGGCAAGGTCGGCCCGGTACTCGTCGAGGGCGTGGAAGCGGTACTCCTGGTCGATGAGCACTCCGCGCATGTTCATCTCCAGGATCGGGGCCTGGAGTGATTTGCTGAACTCGTAGGTGGCGCGGGTGGTATCGTCGAGGTAGGGCGCGATTACGTCGAAGACCTCCAACGTGATACAACAGTCGAGGCCGTTGTAGACGTGGAGGCCCTCGGTGCGGGAGGGGGAGAGAGGTTGGGTGGTGTCAATTATCTTCATCGACGAAGCTCCCCCACGGCATTATCCCGTATTTACCTGCGCCATGCGGAATCACGGCTTTGATCGGGCGATAGATCTCGGCGGCGTAGTCAATCTCCGCAGTGACGCCGACCGAGTCCTGCCAGCCCGGCAGCGCCAGTACCCACAGGGCCTCGGCGAGGTTGAGCATGTGACGGTTGTGGCGAGACCAGAAAGCGAAGTCGGTTGGAAGCTCACCGAACTTGGCAACTACGTGATAGTGGGCGATGGGGGAATAGACCGTCGTTCGCTCGTCGGTGAAAGCGGCGACTGCGGCGCAGGCCTCGAGATACCGCGTCTCCATTGTGATGGGATTAGCGGCGGTGTAGGGGGAGGCGAGGTAGATCATGGCAGGCCTCGTTCCTTTGTTCTCCGTTCGAGTAGCATAACGGGTTTTGTGCATTCCACAACTGAACAAATCTTCATTCAACATCCCCTTGCTTATTCATATCTTTACCTCTTGCGTGGGCAAGCTTCCACGAGCTTTCGTTCGTGTACACCGAGCCGAGAAAACCTAGGCCCTTCTCGCTCTCAGGGTAGAGTGCATGGTGTAGGAGCATTGTATCTTCTGCCCAGTCCGTTACGGTCATACCATATCGAGACCAAAGGAAATTTACGTCAAAGAGACCATTCTGGGTAATCTTTGGTACACGTAGCGCAAGAACGCTGCGAACGAATCTCCAGGCTTCAAGTTCATCACCACTCGATTCCCAGTAGTTCCCGCCTCGACGTGGGTCCCAGAAGGGGACGACAAGCGCGAGGTCATGGCGAGGGGCGAAACCGATGCAAGTAATCTGGGAACCTGAAGTCTCGATGTCGAAGGCGATTGCGCGGGCGGAGACGAGGTGCTCATGATAGAAGCTCCACAGGTCAGGGATGGTGGGCTCGATGTGGATGAACCGCTGGGGCCGGCGGACGTCGGGGTAGGCCGACTCGCGCTTGGCCTTGATGAGGTCGAGGAGGGCTACGGGTCGGTATTCCCACTGCCGAAGGATCGCCGCCGGGTGGTAGGTTGGGAGGACTTTGTGTCCGTGGATTGACTGGGCCGTCGTGCCGCGAATCTTGCTAATCCTCGGATCGTGAAGTAGAGCCCATGTGGCAGTACCGCCAAGAGCGACAACCACGTTAGGAGAAAAAGAGATAAGCTCGTCACGGAGTCGGTCAAGCTCAGGTAGATATCGAGCATCAAGATACTTACCAGCCCGGAGAGGAGGAAGCCCACTTGAGTCCAGAGCCTTTGGCACGCAGAGGAACTCGATTTCATTTTTCGGTCCCGGTCGGAGGTTGAAGACGTTGGTGATGAGGCAGTCGGAGCGGCGGATTTCGGCCTCATCCAAGAGTTGATTAAGGAGGTAGCCGCTCGGCCCGACGAAGGGGAGGCGCAGGCGCTCCTCCTGCTCCCCCCAAGCTTCGCCGACGAGGGCGATACCGGGCATCAGCCAAGCCTTTCCGCGACAAGGGTGGCGTAGCCGGTGATGTCCCTCCAATGATCCGGCTCGTTAGGATTGCCGACGAGGATGCGGGCGAGCTTGGTGGCCAGCATTTCGAGGGTTTCTTTCTGGACCGGGGTGAGCTTGGACCAGTTGGGGGAAGAGTGCATCACAAGCTTGATGCTCTGGGCGATTGCCGCGGTGTCGGTATAGTCGCCGTGCGTTGGGGCGCGCTCGGAGATGATCTCGGAGGCCTGGCGGATCAGAAGCTTCGGCCGCTCGGTGCGGACCAGTCCGGTCATCTGCGCGTCGACGTTGGCCATGGCGGCTTCAAGCTGGGTCATTGGTTCCTCGCTTCGATTAGAGCCTGTCGGGCCCGGGCTGCAAATTCAGGGTTGAGTTCAAGTCCGAGGGCGGTTCCTCCGAGAGCCTCGCATGCGCGAATAGCAGAGCCGCTTCCAGCCGTCGGGTCAAGGGCGACTGTGTGATTATCGCAGACCATTCTAAAGAAGTGCCGGAGGACTGGTTCAGGCTTTTCAGACATATGGCGCTCCCGGACGGTCGGTCCGCTGAATGAGAGAGCAACCGGAGAAACAACTGGCCGACCTCCTCTATGGGCAAAGAACGCAGTTTCGTATGTACGTCTTCCTCCAAGCGAAGGATTAGGGATAATTCCAACGTTGTCGGATTTGTGCCAGATGAGGGGGAAGGGGTCAACGACAAAGTCAGTCTCCGAGGTTAGGAGGTCAAGGGTCTGGGCGTAGTATTTCATGCTGAACCAGAAGATTAGGTGAGCCGACGGGCTGGCAATTCGATCGAGGTTGTCACAGAGCGTGCGACATAATCTCCAGTAAACGTCTTCACTGTCAGCGTAACCTCCATGCGCCCCGGCAGAACCTTGATTGAAATTATCGGCTCCGATGCCGTAGGGGAAGTCGCAGTGGAGGAAGTTGAACTTTGGTCCTTGGTAAACTGGAGCCCAATCGTTAAAATCTGCCACAAGGATCGTTTGCGATCCATCATCCACCTCCGGGGTGGGTTCGGGGAGTTTGTCGGGGAAGACCGGGACGGACTGCGGGGCGACGAGGATGTCATTCAGTTTCGAAAGTTCCACGTCGTTGGCCCGGGCACTGGCGCGCTCGACAATCCCCCGAGCCACTGAATACTTGGGGGCCGCGACTACCATCGGGTTGCCGGCGGTGAGGGCTGAGGCCACGGCGAGCTTCCGGCTGACCTCGGGGGTGGACATGCCCAGGGCCTTGGCGGTGGCACCGAGGTTCCAGTCGGGTTCGCCGGCCCGGAGCCGGTGGTATTCCTCGACCGCCCGGACCTGGTCCTTCCAGTCTAGGTCACTTCGCTTAACGTTCTCTTCAAGTTCGATCAGGTGAAGCTGGGCCGGGTCGATCTCGTCCGACCACTGGACGGGGATGTTGGTCCAGCCTAGGGACTTGCAAGCCGTGAGCCTGCGCTCGCCAGCAATCAAAACCCGCTCGCGGGTTACGACGGGCGGGTTGATCAGGCCGACAGTGGCGATGGACTCAGCGAGGGATTCGATGTCCCGGAGCTCCCGGCGCTGGCGGGTGGCCCGGTCGATGGTGATGCTGTCGACGGGGATAACGGCGAAGTCTGCTGCGGTCATTTGGTCCTCCGGTGGTGGAGGGGGGCCGAAGCCCCCCGTCCGTTAGATGCGAGCGTAGGACTTGATCTCGGCGTAGATCTGCTGGCCGTCGTCGCTCGGCCGGTGCGAGACGGTGATGTACACCTGCTTGTTCGGGGCCTCGGAGAGAAGCTCGCCGATGGTGCGCCGTCCCTCCTCGATGCCGAGGGCGTTGGTCAGGAACTCCTTCAGCCGGTACATCGAGTCGTCGGTGAGGAAGAACCGGGCGGTCATGATCTTGTTGTCGAGGCCGCCGGCCTCGGTGAGGGCCTCGAGATCGACGTCCTGCTGGGCGGCGAGGACCTTGATCTTGAACTCGGCTGCGGGGGTCTTGTTCTTCCCGATATCCTTGAACTCGGGGGCGCCGGCGACGAGGCCGAGATAGGTACCGACCGGGAGGGGCTTCGGGCGCTCGATGTCGGAAGCGGGCTTGGAAAGGAGGTTTGCGAAGTTGCTCATTTTGCTCTCACAGTTTCGAAGAAGGTTGCAAGTCCGGTGTTGAGGTCCATCGTCGGCGGCATCGAGACTGAAGGGTTTTTCAGGTCGATGAGGGCCGTCGATGTAGTCTGGATCTGGCGACGGTTGCCGGGTCCAGTTGTCGTCCAAGCTACCGAATTGAAGTAGGCTGGTATCTTGGGTGACAATGCGTTTCCGACTGCGGTCGGAAAACCTTTGGTCGTGCCGTCCGGGCGCTCCAGGTACTTGGTGTGCGCTATGACGATCACGTTGGTGGCGAAGCTCTCGGCGGTGAGGAGGGCGATGATGCCCTCGACGAGGGACTGGGCCGCGCCGTAGATCTGGCGGTTGTCTTTCGCCCCCGGGTTGAGAGCGGTAGCCCAGCGGAAGGCGCACTCGGACATCATGGTCAGGCTGTCGATGACGACCACGGTGTCCTCGCCCCAGGTGGCCGGAATGCCGAGATCCTCGTCGGGAAGCTTCCACTTATCGAGGAGGTCCATGGCGGTTTTCAGCGCCTTGGGCTGGCCATCGACGATGGTTCCGAGGGGGCCGGATTTGAGTTTGTCCCGGAGGGTGATGAAGCTTACGTTATCCAGTTTCTCCGGGCACTGGGCGCGGATCTGGTGGACGAGGGCGTCGAGGCCGTTGTCGAAGTCAAGGATGCGGAGCTTGTATCCGGCCTTGACGAGGCTCACAAGCGATCCGGTCTTAGCCGTTCCGCTGTCGCCCATTAGAAGAAGCTTTGTGATGCTGGCGGACTGGTGTTGGGAGAGACTTGGCATTCCATATCTCCGAGGTGGGACCGGGCATTGAGGTCCATGGGGTGGGTTGGAAGCGGGTGATTAGGCGCCAGTAGTTGCGGCGGGCGGGGCGGTAGCTCAGATTGGGACGGGCCATGTTATCTCGCTTGTAAGGGGTTCCAGTGGTCCACCACGAAATCGGTGTTGAGGATGTTCTGGCGGACACCGGGACTCCGCGAACAGACCCGCCGGAACGGGCAGCCACCGTAGTCGTGGCAGGACTTATCGTTCATGACCCACGGGCGCTCGTCGGTCTCGGTGTCCATCTGGTGCGCCATGGCGTGCGCTTGCGCGACCCAGGCTTTGGTGAAGCCGAGCCATTCTTCGAGCTGGTCGGGGGTGCGGTAGGTCAGCCCCCGCGCGAAGCGGGTGAAGCCGACGGCGACCTGGGCTGCGTCGATGATTACGCCCCGGACTGGGGTCTGGTAGACAACCCGGGCGGCGAGGGCGTAGAGGGTCATCTGGTTCGATGGATCGTACTGTTCGAAGTAGTACGGGGAGATGGTCGTTGTGGTGGTCTTGCGGTCCATGACGTACACGCCGTCGATGAACTCGACTACCCGGTCGAGATGGCCCGACAGGACTAGGTTGTCATCGACCTGGAAGCGGAAGGTAAGCTCGACCGCCGGCTTGCCGTTGGCGAGGATTAGGGTTTTGGCTGGGTCGTCTGCGAACTGCTCAAGATACCACACCACCGAGCGGATGAGGTTCTCGCGGGTCTTGGAGTTGTGATCGGAGACCCACGGCCGGCCCTCGGGAGAGTCTTCCTCGGCTGTGAAATCCCACGTATCGATCAGGAGCTTTCCGACCACGTTGGCGAGGGCGTCCTCGTGGTCTTGGCCCTCGGCCCGGAGGCGGTCATAAGTCTCGAGCCCGGCATGGTAGTGGATGCCGAACTTGAGATGGACCGACTCACCGCGGGCACGGTAGCCCATGACGAGGGTGTAGAAGTACTTGCGCGGGCAGTCCTTGAAGGTGCCAAGGGACGTGCTGTCCCAGGCCCACTGAACACCAACCTCGTTAAAAGGTGATGGTGCCTTTGAGATAACTCCGGACTGTTTCGTGGGAGAGATTGAGGATGTTTCCGATACGGACATTGGTAAATCCTTGTGCTCTGAGTCGGCGCATCTCGGCGTAGATTTCTGGGGTTACTTTAGTCTTTCCGCCATTGCGACCTCTGCCTTTTAGCATCATGTCTCGAGTATTATCGGCCGCGGAACCTACAAATAGATGCTCTGGATTTATGCAGGCTCGGACATCACAACTGTGACAAACCATATCAGTCTTCGAAAGTGGTGCGCAGAGAATGTGGTATACCAATCTGTGTGCGCGCCACTTTTCTCCAGTTCTACCACCCACACCAACAGGTATATAACCTTTTGCGTTGGGGCGGAGATGAGAAATCAGACAACCGTCGTCACGAGCTGCATTATCAAGCAGCCAGTCTACTATCTGTTCGTAGGTCATTCCGGATTTTCGCTGCATCGGAACCCTCCGGCGCAAGAGTTGGGTGGGGGAGCTTTGGTGTGCCGGGCTCCCCCGGGACCGGCCTCGACAGGTCGTACTATCGTCGCGGGACAACCACAGGTCGGAGGGGTTGAACCACCTGTGCCGCGCCGAGTTCCGCCTGCGCAGCGGATTACAACCCCAGCTCGGAGAGGTCGATCTGACCGAGGGGGGTTTTGGCGACCTTCGCCGCCTTGGGCTTGGGCTCGGCCTTGGCGCCGAGGTTGAACTGCACCCGGGCCTTCCGCAGCTCGGTGATGAGCTGGGTGATGTCCTCGTTGGTGAGTTTGAGGGGGTTGCGGGCGAACAGTTCGCTGGTGTCAGACATCGGTGATCCTCGGGGCTGGGACAGAGGCGGCGGCGGCTTCGTTGATCTGTTTCAGGTGGTTGTGGACCAGCTCGCGGATGACCTTGCTCGCCCCGACCTTCGGGTAAAGGGTGAGGAGCTGGGAGTACTCGCCCTGGAAGAGCTTAACCGTCACCACTTCCAGCGGGAGGCGTTCCTTTCGTCTTGTCATTTTTGACGATCCAAAGCTGGGTGGGATCGGTGGGGGAGATGATGAAGGACAGGATCGAAAGGTCCTGGTCCATGGTCTCCCGGCGGATGGCGTAGAGCTTCTGACGCAGCCGCTCGGGGTTGTCGGTCTGGATAACAACCCCGAGGCGGGCGTGAAGGGCGGAGTAGAGGTGCTCGATCATACTCCGCCCTCCCGGCGGTTACGACAGCGCGTCGAGGGACACGTTGGCGATGGCCTTGGCGGAGGCGACCCGCTGCTCCGCAACCACGCGGAACTGGGGGTCCTTCTCCACCAGCTTGGCGGCGAGGTCCGCAACCTGCTCGGCGGTGGCGGTGATCTTCTTCTCGGCGAGCTTCGCCCGGATCGCAGCCTTGGCGAGATTGATCGCCTCGCGGCCGACCGGATCGGCGGGGGTGCGAGCGGAACCGACCGCGCGGACACCGAACTGGTAAGACTCGGCGTAGGCGTTGAGCTTGGACTGGAGGTCGGCGACATCGGCCTCGGTCAGCTCGCGGGTGGAAGCGGGGGTGTCGCCCTCGGCCGGGACCGTCTTCGCCGACTTCACCTCCTTGGCGAAGTTGTTGCGGAGGTTCTCGTGGTAGGTCTGGTTGAGGGCCGAGGCCTCGCCCTCGGTCAGAACGTGGCCGGCGGAATAGCGCAGTGGGACATTGAAGACGATGCCGGCGATGGTGATCTGGTCATCGCCGCCGGTGGTCGGCGCGGACTCAGTCTCGGCGGGCTTGGACTTCTTGGCCATTGGTAGGTGCTCCTGTTGGGATGGCGGGGTGCCACGGGATGGTTGTACCACGGGGGGATTGTATGGTCAATAGGCTCGCGAAAGAATTCTACACGGTTTTGGTCGAGGACACGGTATGATCGTTGCCCCATGTAATGGGCTTTACCTTTACCTCCAACGCCTTGCACACCGAGCTTACCCTGGCCGCGAATGCGAAGATGATTAGGTTCCAGTCTTCATCAACGATAGAGGCCATGCAAAGGCGGGAAGTGGCGAAGTCCTTGATGCACTTGTGGATGACCTCGACGAGGCCGGAGACGTCGCCGTCAACATACTCGGAGATGTCGGCGGTAATCAGATCGTTGATGGTCTCGCCATTCAACTCGAACTGGATGGACTTGCCGTTGTCGACCAGCTGGGAGCGGATCGCGTCCAGCACAGTCCCGGCGACGATCAGGCCGAGTTTAGCAGAGTTGGTCAGCGTTGACAAGGTGAAGCTCCTTCTTCGCGCGGGTCTCGACAGCTTCTTTATAGGTTGAGAAGTGCCCGAGATACTCACGCACACCCGCGTGATTTATATATGCTATCCATGGGCGCTTCCCACAAGCTGGGTTAAAGAAGACTCCTGTGGTTCCTGACTTATTATCAACTCTGCGGTCCTTGTTCAACATATTAAGTGCCGTTGAATACCGACGAAGATTGGCCCAGCAGTTATTAAGTTTATTTCGGTCTATGTGATCAATTATCTGCGCATGCGGGTAATCACCCTCCATGTATAAAAATGCAAGTCTGTGCGCGTATGTTCGGTGGCCAAGAATGGTTATGCCAATATAGCCGTTTGAAATGGTGCCCGCCCGGGCACCAGCCTTGTTTTTGTTTGTAGTTGGGCGCAACCAAGTGAATTGCCCGGTTGCCGGTTCGTAATGTAAGTGATGTTTCAGTTGTTCCTGCGTAATCATCGTAGCTGCTCCGAGTTTACAAGATGTAATTCCCGCTTGGTCCGGGTTTCAATAACATAAAGCAAATTATATTCCTGGTCAAGTTCTTCTTTTGTCGTCGCATATTTGCTGGGTATACGCCACGGGTCGAGGTGGTAAACGACGTCGAACTCCAGGCCCTTGGACTTGTGGCCCGACATGAGCTGGATCGGGCCGTCCGAGGCGAAGAGGTGCTCGGCGTATGCGATGGCTGAGGCTAGGTTCGGGCCCTGCTCGGCGAAGACCCGGAGGCACTCGGCCCGGTCAACGATCGAGCCGGGGGATTTTGCTTTCGCGAGGCTTTCGCTCTCCCACTTGTCGATCAGGGTGTGGACCTGGGCGGTCGGGGTGGACTCCGGACCGAGCTTTCGCAAGAGCTTGACGAGGCCGGGGCCGATGTCCGCGCCGAGGAGTTTGACGCCTCGGCCGAGGCGGATCAGGTTGAGGGCAGTGCGGAACAGCGGCGCGTTGTTTCGGCAGATGATCGCCGCTCCGTCGGGGATCGAGGCGGCGGGCCACTCGGCGTCCTTCGGAAGGATGGAGACCAGGCCCTCGGGCGCCCAGTCCGGCCACTTCATGTGGGCGACCCGGCCCTGGGCTTTGCGGATCACCGCGCGCGGGCAGCGGAAGGAGTAGCTAAGAGTGAACTCGGTCATGTTGAACCGCGCGCGAAGCGCGGTCATGCCGTTGCTCACCGCCCCGCGGAAGCCGTAGATGGACTGCCACGGATCGCCGACCGCGATCAGGCGCTTCGCCACCAGCTTCTCCACAAACCGATGGTTTAGCGAGGAAAGGTCCTGGGCCTCATCGACCATCACGAGCGGGAACCGGGGGAAGGTCCCGCCGAAGATGGTGGGCATGTAAAGCTGGTCGTTGAAGTCGATTGCGCCGGAGTACGCCATGTCGATCCGGGACTTCATGTGGGAGCGGAGGTAGGACCAGATCCAGTCCGGGCACTCGGAGTTAAAGACCTCGTACTCGATGAAGGCGCGAAAGCCCTCGTCGGAGATCAGGCCGGGGAAGCCCTGATACATGCCTGAAGGGACCCAGCCATGCGATGCCGCGCCGCGAATGCACTGCATGATCTCGGCGTTGACTTCCCAGTACTCGGACTGTTCGCGCTTGGGCACGGACTCGAGGTAGGACTTGAAAATCTGCCGGTCCTTGTCCATGATGAGGGTCAGGCGCTTGCCGATGGCCGTGCCCCAGATCTGATGACCGAGGGCGTTCAGGGTCTTGCAGGCGACGATGGACGGAAGGCGCTGGGCGAGTTCGGTGGCGATCCGCTTGTTGAAAGCCAAGCTGAGGATCGGGATGCCGGTGACGTATTTGCAGATGTATTCGAGGGTGGTGGACTTGGCCGCGCCGGCGAGGGCGTTGATTAGGAGGTTGTCCGAGGTGGATCGGGCGGCGTCGATGATCGCGGTCTGCTCGGGTGTGGCGGGGAGGTCGCGAAGGGTGTAGGTCATGTGCGGGGTTTCCTGCTGGGGAAGAGGGAGACTTTGTTGCACTCGATGATGGCGCAGTGACCGGAACCTTGGCTGTAGCCCTTGACGTAGATATCACCCATTCGGCTGGCGGTGAGGATGTCGGGCGCCTGAACTTCGAGGTACTCGGTTCGTGGTTCGATCCCTGGGTCGGTGATGGTGAAGGTGAGGTAGTAGGTTTTCATAGCCCAAGGTCCTCCAGAGTGAAGCCGCGCGGGGGTTCCGCGCGGTCGATGATCTTAGACAAGAACGTGATGGTGTCAAGGGTCTCGTCGGAATTATTGTAAACTCCGACGAGCTGGCGGCGGTGGTCGAAGACAGCCCAGGCCCCGGTGGGGGTCCGGAGCACAAAGGCGCCGGTGGTGTATTTGTGGGAGAGGGCGAACTGTTCGTCGGGGGTCATGGCTTCTCCGGTTCATGCACAGCGGGACGGGCTGCCGCGGACGCTAATCCGCCATCGGCCCGCACGAACTTGACGGGCTTGTTGCCGCACTCTTCACACGGCCCCCACACGTCATCCTGGCACCAGAGACGGCCCTCGCCGCTGTTGCTGTGGGCTTGGCACCCATCGCACCACGGTTGAAGCCATATAATTTCGTGCTCTGTCACGGCTTGCTCTCCGGTTCATGCACAGCGTCTGCGGCAGCCCGATCAATCCCAAGGGCGGCGCGGAGACAGTCTTCAGCGTCCCTGCGGAAGCGCGGGCGGTCGTACTGTCCGGCCCATTCATCGCCTGCAAGCGCCCTCGCCCCCCTCTCCACCATCTCCGACCACACGTCATCGGGGATGGGAGGGGCGGCGGAGAGCATCACGTCGTAATGCCGCTTGATGCGATGGTGATATCTCTCGCGCATCTGTCTGCTTTCGCCAGCCTGATGCCACGACGCATCGAGCATCTGTTCAGACGGCTCGACAGGCACCAGCACCCACTTCTCGCTCATGGCGCGTCCTCCGGTGCGGGTGGGAGAGGCATCCAGTGGGTGGGTTTCAAGCCGCCGTCCCATTCGTCTTCGTCGTAGAGCTGGCTCCACTCCCCCACTTGGACAAGGCCGTCTGGCCAAGCAAAGACCACTGGCGTTCCGTCGCGGTGACACGTCTCTATCGGCCTCCACCCTCTCACCCCGTCGAGCGCGGCGATGGCGGCGCGGGCCTCGGCCTTGAAGAATGAGGCGGCAATAGGCTCGACCATGCCCCACGCCTCGGTAGGATGCCTGCGGTCGTGGATAGCCCTCGCGACAGCTTCAACCTCTGCATCGTCAGCCATGGGGCTTCTCCGCCGCGAATGGGTTGCGCCAATGTAGGGCTTCCACTTCTGTTCTCAGCCTCTCGATCTCCGCAGCCTGCTGGTCGATGAGGTCGGCGGCTGCGAGGAGGTCAATCGGGTCGAGGCTGAGCCGGAATGATGGGCCGTGCTTGGTGTCGACGTAGGCGTCCCGCAGCCTCGCGCTCAGGTCACTTGCCATCACCACCTCCAATCACCGATGCCGTCCCAGTACGCCTGTATGGTGCTCGCGTGCCGATTGCGGGCTTTTGCGTGGTAATAGGCGTCCGTCATGAACCGGAGCCCGCCCGCTTCGTGCAGTTTCTGCCCGATTGTCCGGCATAGTTTCTGCTGCGACTTCGGCACGTCCTGGTAGGCGTTCCAGAACTGGGTGAGGTTCACCAATTCGTCGGTCAGGTCCCCTAGCTTGCTCATGTGCTGGCCTCCGGGATGCGCAGAGAGAGGATACGGGCAGCGTGAGGGCATTCCGGCTCCCACTGACGGCAGTCCTTCACGCATTCCGCCGCCTCCTCAAGCGCGCGGTTGCGGGCGGTGGCGAGGGCGGACTCGGCGACATCCCTTTCGGCTTCGACATCGCGCAGACGGTCGAATAGATCCGTGACCTTCTCGTCTCTCTCCGCCTCGGCCTTCTCTGCGCGGGCCTCCGCAGCTTCTCTCGACTTCACTTGCGCGTCGATCTGGAAGCGGGCGTCCCAGAGGACTTCGTCCCTCTCCGCCTCGGCCTTCTCTGCGCGTGCGTTGGCGTTGGCCAGTTCCGTTGACCGACGCCTCGCGTAGCTTCTGATCGCGCTCTCATAGTCGGCCACTGATTTGTCCGATATCTCCCGTTCAGCGCGGAGGGCGGCGGCGACTGCTTCGTCGAATGCCTTCGCGACTACGGTCAGCGCGTTCTCGGCATTGTTGTCCTGCCACAGATTGTCCGGGGTGCCGCAGCATTCGGGAGGCGATGATATGTCCCCGCCGACGCCGTGCCCGCAACATTCCTGCCGCGTCATATCCAACAGCTTCGTGATTGCAGCGTCGCGCAGTTCCCGCGCGATTTCCTCGATCGGCTTCATGCGAACCTCCTAGTTTGGCGGGGCTTGCGCACCCACGGGGTTTGGTTGTAGGCGAGTTTGCAATGCTCGGGACAGTAGCTCCGAGCCGAGTTGTTGTGGGTCTCTGTCCCAGCTCCGCAGTAGATTGCGAGCCGATACGGCCCATCGTCCCTGCCGATCTCCCACCGGCACTGGGCGTAACCGATGTCGAGGATGCTGACGCCCTCGGGTGGTGGTGGTTGGAGAATGGGTTTGACGATCGGGGCTGGCATCGGTGCGGGCTTGGGTTTGAGGGTGATGACGCGGGTGCCGAAATAAACTGGGCGTTTGGCCCGGGGGCCGGTAAGTTCCGGGGCGCGAATAGTCATGTCCACGCCCTGGGCTCGGAGCCGATGGACCTTGCCAATCACTGCGTTGCGGGTGATCCCGAGCAGGCTGGCGATGGTGCCGGACTTAACTCCGAGGGACCAGAGGCCGATGATCTCATTGCGGTATTTCATGGTTCGATCCATAGAATGAAGGCGAGGGTGGCGATTGCCACCCCCACCGGAATAAGCTCGGCGAAGCCGTCAGTCCACATTGGCCGACGGCCCTTCAAGCATGACCGGGAACTTGAAGCCCTCGCGGGAGATCTGGCTGATCCCGGCGCAGGCGGAGTTGATGGCGTCCTCGAGTCGTTCGGCCTGGCGCTTGATTTCCAGTTCAGTCCCAGCGTCTTCGAACCGGAGGATCACGTTCCAGTGGTAGGGCTTGGACGGGAGGTAGTTCCGCTCGCGGTAGATGCGGGCGGTGATCTGGCGCTGCTCGCAGAAGTCATTGAACTCGATGAGGGTAAGCATTGGCCATTCTCCTTGTGTTGGCCGGGACGGGAGTGTCCGCTGGGTGGGGCCGATGGCCCCACCGGACTGGCACTCAATCGCGGGGGTCGCCAAGCTCTTCGAGAGGGTCAACCGCGGCGAGGATGGGGACGAGCCACTGGGGAATCGGGGCGATGTCGGCGCGGCGCTCGCTCCAGATCAGGGGGTTGTCGTGGGGATGGTAGGGACGGGACTTGTCGGTGGTCTCCTGCCACTTGGTCAGGCTGTAAAGCTTGTTGGACTGACATTCCCAGTGCGCAGGCTCACGGGGCTCGTTCCACCCGTCGCCGTAGGCGGGCTGCCAGGTGTATTCGAGTTCAAAGAATAGGCTGTAAGCCTGGGACTCGAAGATGGGGAAGTGAACGACCTCGGTCATATCCGGACTCCGATCTTGCGTAGGGCGCGGATGGATGCGGGCTCGGGCTGGCCTTTGCCTGCGAGCCAGTAGCGGATCGTGCTGGTTGCAATGCCGGTGCGGCGCTCGATCTCGCACCGCTTCCAGCTGAGAAGGGCGAAGTGGAGCTTGTTAGGGAAGTTGGTGCTCAAAACCAAACCCTCCCGTCGAAGATGACTGCCGGGCCGCAGATGATCCCGTCGTGGCGAGGGCCAGATGGGCCGGCGCGATAGACTGCGGTGGCGTAGTCGTTGATCGGGAGGCCCTTCAAACGCCCGATCTCGTCAACGAACATATCGGCCCGGCGGTTGTTGAACCAGACATTGACATGCTCGAAGTTGAGGGGGGCGAAAGTCGGCTCGATCCGGGTCAGGAACTCTTTGATCCGGGTGTAGCCGGGGTCGCGGGGCCAGTCGGCGGGGGTGTCGAGGTAGGTCTGGACGCCATTGCGTGGGATGTGGAGGACGATCATGGCTGGCTCCTATAATCCGAGGTCTTCGAGAGTGAATTTCTTGGCCCGCTTGCGCTCGGCGGCGGCTTTGCGATCTGCAGCACGCTTCTCGGCGAGGATGCGGTCGCCGATCTTGCGTAGCTCCTCCGCCGATGGTCCGTGGCGGTAGGGTGCGAGGTGGGCGAAGCGGCCGCCGGTGAGGTCGAACTCAACCCGGGCGCCGTTCCCCTCAAGCACAGCGGTCCCGCCGAACTTATTCGTGAGTCGGGCCTCGCGCTCAACGGTGGCCTGGGCGTGGTGGGTGCGGAGAGCCTCTTCGGCATCGGCGAGCCGGTCGAAGGTGAACCGGCGCTCTCCATCCCCGGCCGGCAGGATTAGGGTGAAGCCTTGGCCGTTGTACCAGATGGTTGCGGCGTAGCTGGGGAGTGGGTATTTCATGACTGGGCTCCGTGATTGGCCCTTGGACCGCCGGCCCGGCTTCGCCGGAAGACTAGGATGCCCCGGCCAACGACCAAGGTCTCGACCCCGCGCATGTGGCAGGTGGTGAAGACTGGATCGGGCTGCGCCCGGCGGTAGAGCGCGCGGGCAAACTCAGCGATGCGGTTAATCAAGACCGTGCTCCTTCGCGATTGCGTCAAAGTCTGGGATGGACTCGGGGAGGTCGGGAACATGCTCCCGCTCGGGGCCGATTGGAACTGCGGGCAGGATCGTGCCCGGCCGGGCCTCATCTGTAATCTCGACCCCGGCCGGCGTGACCCGGCAGAGGATGGTGTCGTAGGGGGTGACAACTGGGCCGTCGATCCGCTTGGCAAGCTCGTCGCGGAGCCGGGAGCGGAAGGTGTAGGCTCGTTGCCGCCACCGTATCGCGGCCCGGCGAATCTCGTCCGGGGTGCCGGCGAACGGTTGCAGGGCTTGGCCGTGGGCGAGGGCGAGGTCGAATGCCTCGCGGACGTCCGGGTATGCGTGTGGGCTGGTTGGGTGGGACATCAGCCCCGGTTCCCGCAACCAAGGTGGAGGGCGACGAAATCTACCGGGCTGGCCGGGGCGTCGTCGTCCCAGATTTTGTCAAGCTCGCCGTCGTACCATGCTGGGTTCGGGACCGCCGCGACCTTCACGGTCTCGAGCACCCGAACGTGATCGTACCCGGACTCGTAACTCCGGACGATAACCTGGAGGTTTGGGTCGTAGGCCGCAAGGGCGGTGATAAGCTCTGCGATTGTCATGGCGATGTTCCTTGCTGGTGAACTTGGGCGGCCGGCATGGTCCGGCGCAACCCATGGTATACCACAACCCGGGCGAGGGTACAAGTAATATCTTATTCGACGGTGTTCCCCTGGTGAAAACGGCCGATTGCCGCGCCCGGTATCCCCCCACGAGCAACCCGACTTTGCCGCCCACGGCCATTTATGGCCGTTGGCCCTGTATCTCGCTGCATATCCCCTGATTGGCTGTAAAGGGGAAGGTGCAAAGCATCGTTATTGTAAGACCATTGCCCGGTGTAATGGGATTACCGTCCGCTCCGCTCTTGGCCAGCTTGGAATGGTATTACGATTACGCGGCTTTCCGTGATACTTGATATATCAAAAAAAAAAAAATATTACAATTAACTCCAAAACAAAAAGCCCCGACGACGAGTGGATCGGTAAGACGATTACATTGGGCAATGGTGTTACGATAACGCCGTTTCGTCGGCATGTCGCCGCAGCCAATCAGGGGATATACAGCGAGATACAGCCCCAAGGGACAGAAATGCCCCGCCACGGGCTTTGCCCGGTTTTGGCCACCCGCGTACCGGCCGCGCATTCGCAGCCGTTGGCGACCCGGTTGTGGTCCGGCAATCGGCCATCGGATCGCGGGCGATGCCCGGATTGGCCGGCCGGCGCGGTTACGGGCTTACAATTCCACTCGCCTAGCGTTTGCCCCAAACCTGCACGACATCGCGCAAGCGACTGGACAACAAAAAACCGGGGGCTGGTTGCCCCCGGTCAAAAACCTGCTTGGCATTAGCTAATCAAGGCCTCGCGATGATTCCGGCCATGATGGCGACGAGGCCCCAAATCGTCAGCAACACGATGCAGATGTTTAGCATCGGTCAATTCCCCCTTGCGTCGGTCCGGGCATCGGCTACGAGTTCGACCAGAAAGCGCATAACCTCGTTTGGCGTCACCCGCGCATGGATGAATGCGGTTGCAACCTCCACAGAGTGAAACGTGCAAATGTCTCGTCCTTCGTGCATTATCCGTGTGTGACCCGTGGCGTCTGTTTCGAGCGACCATAGCCCGGGCATGATGTGCGTGGTAATCATATCCAATCCTCCGGCACATGAATGGAGTCGATTTCCGCTTGGCAATCAGCCGGCAGGTTTGCCGCACCCCAAACCATAGCGGCGTGAACTGTGCGAAACGGGCCGATTACCGCCACAGGTGCGCCTTCGATCACGATGGCCTTAGCGAGTTTGATCACGAACATAGCCAATCCTCCGGTTGTGGGGGACGGTTGCCCGCCCCCCGGTTGCCGATCACAGCCCTTCAAGATCCACGTCGCCCGTGGCGGCCTTGATCGCCTTGCGCGCGGCAATCGCGGCTTCGGCCAGCGGCTTGAACACCTCGCGATCCCGCTCCGCGAGCTTCGGCGTCAGCGCGTCGATCGCCTTGGTCTGTTCGTCGGTCAACGCCTTGACCGCCTTGACACCGTGCTTGGCCATGAACGCCGCTTGCACCTTTGCCCGTGCGATGCGGTGGATCTCGACGTCCAATTCCGACATGCCCGCTTCGCCGCTTGCGCGACGCCGAGTCCAATCGCCCGCGACGATGCTCGCCCAAACAGCCTCCACGACATCGCGCTCCTTGCCTTCGACCTTGGCCTTGTCGGCCAAGCTATCGGCGAGTTTCTGCGTGAACCCATGGATTGCGCCCACCGCAACCATCGCGCCGGGCAGTTCGAGCGTGTCAAACTGGTAGTCAACGCCGCGCGAATGGACGGTGAACGTGTCGGGCAGTTCAACGGTAAACGTGGTCATTGTGTAACCCCTTGGCTTGGGCCTCGGCCCAGTTTGCCGGCCCCATCGGCCGGTGTAATCAACATGGGGCGGACCAGCCCGGAAGTCAACCTAACTTAAGTTAGGGGTCTCGCATCTTTGGTTAGGCCGGTGTTGGGTCTCGCCCGCATCCGTATTGGTCCGGCCATTTCGCCCACGTTCGGCCTCGTGGCCATCGCCGATGGTCGTTGCTTCACGGAATTTCGGGCTGCAGGGGGGTGGCCCCCGGCGAGTGGGTGGGG